GTAGCCACTTCGATTTCATCTACGTGGATGGCTACCACGGCCAAGTTGAGGTGTTGGAAGATGCGGTCCTGAGCTTCCGGCTCGCCAAGGTCGGCAGCATTATCGCCTTCGACGACTACACCTGGGAATCCGAGGCGCACGACCTGGACGGCACGCCGAAGCCAGCCGTTGACGCCTTTTGCTCGATCTACCGGAACAAGATCGACCTACTCACCAAGGGGCGTCAGGTCTGGGTCCGCAAGACGTCAGACTGACGCCATAACGGATATTCTGGAATATCCGTCTATCAGGGCATGCTCCGAGCATGGCCCGAGCGACCTACGTCCTGAGGAACGGCGAGCTGGTGGAGAAGCACCTGGCTCCGCCGCTGCACGCCTCGGCGGACGCGCCCTACGTCATCAGCGACGGCATGGACCCGACGTTCAACCACGCGACGGGCCAGACCTACGATTCCAAGCGCGCCTATGAGCGCGACACCCGCCGCGCCGGGTGCGTGATCGTGGGGAACGAGCGCCTGCCCGAGCGCAGGGGTGCGGACCTCGACCGGCCCGGCCGGGACATCAAGCGCGCCATCGAACAGATCAGGGGACGAGCGTGAGCATCGAGAACGAGGAAGGCGGCGGCGAGGAACTGTCGCTTCGGGACAGCCTGACGGACGCCTTCGAGGCTGCCCGGGAGGCTCCAAGCGAGACCGTGGCGTCCAGGGCCGAGCCCGCCGCGCCGGCTGCTCCTGCTGCGCCGAGGGAAGCTGCGCCGGCCGCCCAGGCGAGTCGCGACGCCCAGGGGCGCTTCGCCGCCCGCACCGATACCCAAACCCGGGCCCCGGCCGCGCCGGAAGCTCAAGGCCAAGCCGCCCAACCGGGCGCGCCGGCCGAGCCCATCCAGCCGCCGGCGTCATGGTCCGCGCCCGCCAAGGCCGCGTTCGCCAGTCTTCCGCCCATCGTGCAAAGCGAGATCGCCAAGCGCGAAGCGGACGTGAACCGCGGCTTCGAAGACCGGGCGTCGGCGCTCAAGCGGTTCGAGCCGCTCGAGCAATTGCTCGGTCCCCGGCGCGAGATGCTGGCGGCCCGCGGCGTGAGCGAGGTCGACTTCGTCAGGACGCTGTTCGCGGCGTCCGACTGGCTCGACCGCGATCCCGTCTCGGCCATCCGCGAGCTGATGCGCCAGAAGGGGGTCGGTCCCCAACACCTCGGCGTCCAGGCGCCGGCCGGACAGCAGCCCCAGGCCCAGCTTCCGCCGCAGTTCCAGACGCTCGCCCGTGAAGTCCAAACCCTCCGTACGCAGCTTTCGCAGCGTGACCAGGCCGAAGCGGCCCAGCGCCAGCAAGGCGTCCATTCCGAGATCGCGGCTTTCGCGGCCGATCCGGCGAACCTCTACTTCGCCAACGTCCGCGACGACATGATCGGCCTGCTCCAGAGCGGCCGCGCCTCGAATCTCAAGGACGCCTACGACAAGGCGGTGTGGGCCAACCCCGAAACCCGGGCCCTTCTCCAGGCGGACGCCGCCAAGAAGGCCGAGGCGGAACGGCTGAACGCCCAGCGGAACCAGGCGAGCGGAGCGAGGCGGGCGGCGGGCTCCGTCAGCGGCGCGCCGACTCCGGGTTCAGCCCCGGCCGGCGGCGCCGCTCCCCAGAGATCGCTCCGTGAGGAGATCGCGGAAAGCTTCCGCTCCTCCCGAGCCTGACCAGAAAGGGCCTGATAGGCCATGGCCTCCCCGAACCTGAACGAGATCGTCACCACCACCCTGCGCAATCGCAGCGGCAAGCTGGCGGACAACGTCACCAACAACAACGCCCTGCTGTCCCGGATGAAGAAGAAGGGCTCGATCAAGCCGGTCTCCGGCGGCCGCACCATCGTCGAAGAGCTGGAGTACGCCCAGAACGGCACCTACCAGCGCTACGCCGGCTACCAGGTGCTCAACATCCAGCCCTCGGACGTGTTCACCGCCGCCGAGTTCGACTGGAAGCAGGTGGCCGTCGCCGTCACCTGGAACGGCCTGGAGATCGACGTCCAGAACACTGGCGAGGAGCAGGTCATCGACCTGCTGGAAGCGCGCATCTCGAACGCCGAGAAGACGATGCGCAACAACCTGTCGTACGATCTCTATTCGAACGGCACCGCGGACGGCGGCCTACAGATCGGCGGCCTCCAGCTGCTCGTCGCCGACGCGCCGACCTCGGGCGTGGTGGGCGGCATCGACCGTTCCCAATGGTCATTCTGGCGCAACCAGGTCTATTCCGGCACCAACAACGGCGGGTCGGCGGTCTCCGCGACCAACATCCAGGGCTACATGAACTCGCTCTGGCTTCAGACGAAGCGTCAGAACGACGTGACGGACCTGATCATCGCCGACAACAACTACTTCCAGTTCTACTGGTCGTCGCTGCAGGCGATTCAGCGGATCATGAAGGAAGACGAGGGCGAGGCCGGCTACCAGCGCTTGAAGTTCATGGGCGCCGACGTCGTCGCCGACGGCGGGATCGGCGCGGCCTGCCCGGCCAATCACATGTACTTCCTCAATACCGAGTACATCAAATACCGGCCGTCCTCGAAGCGGAACATGGTCCCGCTGGAGAACGTCCAGTCCATCAACCAAGACGCCTCCGTGAAGCTGATCGTCTGGGCCGGGAACATGACCCTGTCCAACGCCGAGCTTCAGGGCGTGCTGATCGCCTAAGGGAGCGCGCAGCCATGAAACCGGAAATCCGCAACCTGAAGGCCGAGCTTCTGCTTTCGGCCGGCGTCTGCTCGCTCGCCTGGCAGGGCGACTTCGGCAAGGGCGTCTCGACCGGCTCGGGCGTCTGGTCCGACCCGGGCGCGAACCCCTGCCTGCTGTATGGGCCGGTCCCCACCTCGGGCGTGTCCGGCAACGGCTCCGTCACGCCGCAGTGGAAGCTGGGGATGGTGCTCTACGGCGACAGCGCCGCCGAGTTCGTCTTCTGCAAGCTGGCGCTGGGCTCGACCACCGACCTGCTGCCGGGTCAGGCCTACCAGTGGGACGAGAACTTCAACCTCACCCTGCTCACCACCTCCGCCTCGGTCCTGAACGCGGAGATCGGCGTCCTGAACGTCTGGTCGCCGCAGACCGCCGCGGGGACCTACTATGCGTGGGTCCAGCGCGCCGGCCACGCCGCCGTTCAGGCCGCCGCCTCGTCCATCGCGACGGGCCAGGCCGAGACCACGGCGACCGCCGGCCAGGTCAAGTTCCTGGCGGCGGCCAGTCATACGGCCGGCACGAAGAGCACCGGCGACGTGGCGGCGTTCGGCGCCTCGTCCTCGATCACCTTCACCGGCACGACCACCTCGGGCTCCCCCTACGTCACGAACGTCGTGTCGGGGAACGCCAACGGCGGGGTCGCGGACCTGACGGTCGGCATGGCCTTCACCATGACCGGCTTCACCAACGCGATCATCGCCGGCATCGACAAGCAGGGCGGCCAGTGGCGCATCCTCGTCGGCACGAATACCGCCGGCTCGTATGCGACCAACCAGAACGCCACCGCGAGCGGCTCCGTCACCGGCACGGTGACGAGCCACGTCGTGGCGAACCTGAAGCGCCCGACCCTGTCGGCGCAGAACTAAGCGGGGAGGGGGGCGGCTTCGGTCGCCCCCGACCTGTCTCGAGATAGGGGACGGACATGCTCGATTCCGACTTCAAGAACCCGAACGGCCCGAAGCAACCGGCGGTCCCGGTGTTCTTCACCGAGGCCGTGCGAATGGACTTCAAGTCCAAGCAGGCCGGGCGCGACATCTTCGAGGACCGCGAGTTCGTCCGCATCCTCATCCCCGGCGACCGGCGCTCGGCGCCCGTCGAGCCGGTGAACGACGAGCACAAGAAGCGCTGGCCGCGCGAGTACGAGGCCTTCAAGGCGGGCACGGAAGCTCCGCTGGAAGGGACGCCTCTGGCCGACTGGCCGCAGATCGGGCGCGCGCGCGTCGAAGAGCTGGCATACTTCCACATACGCACCGTCGAGCAGCTCGCCGCGGTGAACGACGCCCAGCTGCAGCAGCTGGGCATGGGCGCGCGCGGCGAGCGCGAGAAGGCCAAGGTGTTCCTTGAGGTGGCGGCCAGGGGCACAGCGCCGCTGTCGCGCCTGGTGGAGCGGGTCGAGAAGGCTGAGGCCGATGTGGCGCGCCTGACGCGCGACCTGACCTCCGCCAACGCTGAGATCGCCGCCCTGAAGGCGCGGAAAGGCAAAGCCCATGAATGACCGCCCCGTCTCCGACGTCCGCATCGCCACGCGCGGCGCGCGCTTCTTCAAAGGCGACGACGCCGTGATGTTCGAGTTCCAGATCGACAGCCGGTCGAAGGTCGGGCCCCGGCCCGCGATCGAGTCCGACAAGCGCCAGTACCCGGGCGCGTGGCAGACCTTTACCGATGGCGAGCAGCCCGGGCCGATCAAGCCGCTCATCTCGGCCATCGATCACCCCGACGCCAAGGCGGCGCACGACGCCGAGGCGGCGAAGCGGCAGCAGCGCATGGACACGAAGCGCGGCGGCCTCTAGCCCATGTCCCTTCTCACCGTCATCCAGTCCGTCAGCCGCCGCCTCACCCTCCCGGTCCCGACCGCGGTAGCAAGCTCGTCGGACGTGAACGTCCAGCTCCTCTTCGAGCTGGCCAATGAGGACGGCAAGGAGCTGCAGAAGCGCTGCGCCTGGCAGATCCTCATGAAGGAGTTCACCTTCCCGACAACGGACGCGGCGGTGCAGGCCGGCGCACTTCCGTCCGATTTCGACCGGTTCATCGGCAACAGCCAGTACGACCGCACGACCCGGCGCCAGATCCTTGGGCCCATCACCCCTCAGGTGTGGCAGTCCATCCAGGCTCAGCCGCAGCTCAACCGCGTGTTCCTGGCCTTCCGCCAGCGCGGCGGCCAGATCCTCGTGACGCCCAACCCCGCGACCGGCGACACCTTCGCCTACGAGTACATCTCGAGCAATTGGGTGCAGAGCCAGAGCGGGACCGGCCAGAGCGCCTATGCCGCCGACACCGACGTGAGCCTGATCAGCGAAGACCTGATCGGCCTGGGCGTGCGATGGCGGTTCAAGAAGGAGAAGGGCTTCGACTACGGCGAGGACTTCGCCTCGTACGAGCGGATGGTCGGGATCGCCATGGGCAACGACGGCGGCAAGGGCGCACTCGACTTCACCGGCGGCAGCACATGGCCGATCCCGCTGGCGAACCTGCCGGAAGGCAACTTCCCCGGAGGCTGACCATGCGCCAGCCGGTCAAAGGCAATCCTCAGCGCCAGCAGACCGCGCTCTCGACCTCGCTCCCCGCCCCCGTGGGCGGCTGGGACCAGAAGAACGCGCTCGCCGCCATGCCGCCGCAGAACGCCGTGGTCATGGACAATTGGCTCCCGCGCCCCGGCTACTGCGAAATCCGGGCTGGATCCGCAGTGCAGGTGAACGGCTTCACGTCGCCGGTGCACTCGCTGCTGATCTGGCGAGGGCCCTCGACCGACCAGCTCTTCGCGGGATCGGGCGACGCCATCTTCAACGTGACCACCCAAGGCGCCGCGCTCGGTTCGGCCGCCTACACGGCCACGACCCCAAACCCCTGGTCCTACGTCAACTTCCAGAACACCGCCGGGCAGTTCCTCTGGGCCTGCAACGGCGGGGACACGCCGGTCTACTACAACGGCTCGGCCTGGACGGCGAACTCTGGCTTGTCGGGGACCGATGGCGCGATCACGCTCAATCCGTCGAACCTGATCACCTGCTTCCTGAACTCCTCGCGCATCTGGGGGATCGAGAAGGACTCGACCCGGGCCTGGTTCCTGCCCGTTCAGGCGATCTCGGGGGTGATGCAATGCCTCGACCTGGGCTCTGTGTTCACGCTGGGCGGATCTCTCGTCGCCGGGTGCAGCTGGACCGTCGAAGGCGGCATCGGTCCAAGCGAGTATTGCTGCTTCGTCACGACCAAGGGCGAGATCGCGGTCTATCAGGGGACCGACCCGACCAACGTCAACAACTGGTCGCTGGTGGGCGTCTTCACGACCGGCGAGCCGATCGGAAACCGCTGTCTTCTGCGGCTCGGCGCCGACGTGGCGATCATCACTACGCTCGGCGTCTTCCCGCTGTCGCAGATCCTCGTGCTCGACCGGGCAGCGCAGGAGAACGCGGCGATCACAAACCTGATCGAGAACGCCTTCCAGTCTGCTCAGGGCTCGTATAGCTCAAACTTCGGATGGGAGGCGATCACCTATCCCGCCGGCCAGTACATCCTCTTCAATATCCCCACGTCAGCCTACAGCAGGTCGGTCCAGTACGTGCAGGAGATGCAGACGGGCCGGTGGTGTCGCTTCACAGGTCAGAACGCCATCTGCTGGGGCCTAGCGAACGGGCTGCTCTACTTCGGAGCGGTCGACGGCGTCTATCAGGCGGACTCGGGCGCGACCGACAACGGCGTCCCGATCACCTACGATATGCAGTGGGCGTTCTCCGCCTATGGACTGCCCGGGCGGCAGAAGACCTGGAGCATGGCTCGGCCGCTGCTCAAGACCGTTCCCCAGATCCAGCCCGCGCTTGCGATGCTGGCGGACTATGCGTCGAGCGCGCCGACGAACATCCCGACCGTCCAGGCCGTGACCGCGACGGATTGGGGGTCGATGGTGTGGGGCTCGACCGTTTGGACCGACCCCAACGCGATCCGATATAGCTGGGCCGGCGTCGGCGCGGTCGGCTTCGTAGGCGCTCCGAGGATGACCTTCTCGGTTACAGCGGCCGTGGGCTCGCTCGTCGCCGACGGCAACAGCAACACCGTGGCGGACGGTGCCGGCCACGAACTCGCCGTCTCGGCGGCGAACTATGCGATGCCTGTGCAGCTGCTCGGGATCGATCTCGTCTACAAGGCGGGAACGATCCTGTGAGGCTGGAGTGGGACCGCACCGGCGCCGTGGCCGGATGGGTCGCCCGCCGCATCCCAGCCATGGAGGGAACGCCGGGGTTTCCGGCGGACGCCGTCTCGTTCTGCGTGCTGTCAAGCGACGGGAGACCGCTCGGCGGCGTCGTCTACACTGACTGGCAACCGACCTATCGCTCGATCCAGATCAGCTTCGCTTCGGCCTCTCCGAAGTTCCTCACGCCACGTCTGCTCTCGGATATTCTGGAATATCCATTCGGCCAGTTAGGGTGTTCGCGCGTAACCTCCATCACACCGTCGCAGACGGCCAGCGCATTGAGGTTCCTCAACAAGTTCGGCTTTCGCCGGGAGGGACTTATCCGCCGTGGCTTCGGGACAGACGACGCGATCATTTCAGGACTTCTGGCCGAGGAGTGGGCCGAGCACCGCTTCAACGTGCGGCGACGGGGCCTGACCGATGGGCAAGCCCTCCGCCCCCGCCGCACCGAACCCGACCACGGTCGCGAACCAGCAGACCGCCTCGAATGAGGCGACGGCCAACTATCAGTCGAACCTGAACAACTACAACACGTCGAGCCCGTATGGTTCGGTGGACTGGTCGCAGAACCCGACGACGGGCCAGTGGTCGCAGACTACCTCGCTCAGCCCCGCCGAGCAGCAGATCGTCAACGACGACACAGGCGCGCAGGCGTCCCTGTCGGGCGCCGCGCCCGGCCTCGCCTCGACCGCGTCGAGCGCCTTGACTGGCGCGAACCCCTACGCCGGGCTTCCCAGCCTCCAGTACGGCGCTCAAGGCGGCCAGATCCAGACGAGCCTCCCGCAGACGGGCCAGATCGCGTCGAACTTCAACACCGGCTCGCCCGTAGAGACGAGCTATGGCGCGGGCGGCCAGATCGCGTCGAGCTTCAACGGCGGAGCGCCGGTGCAGACGAGCTTCGGCAGCGGCGGCCCGATCGCGTCGAGCTTCAGCCAGGGTTCCCCGGTGCAGTCCTCGTTCAGCACCGGCGCGCCGGTCACGTCGAGCTTCGACACCGGGCAGGCCGTCCAGGGGCAGGTGGGCAGCGCGAACGCCGGTCAGGCGGTGCAGAACGCCGGCCAGGCGGCCTACAACACCGAAACCCAATACATGAACCCGCAGTGGCAGCAGGCCACCGAGCAGGAGCAATCGAACCTCGCCAATCAAGGCCTGAACCCGAACAGCGCCGCGTACCAGAACGCGATGCAGATCTTCGGGGACCAGGAGAACCAGGCCTATCAGGGCGCGGCCAACGCGGCGGTCACGGCCGGCGACGCCGAGCAGAAC